TAACTCGGTTTGGTTGGGCAAGGTCGGTCTCTACGGATTGCCTGTTGAGTATGTAAAGCCTCTCACCGCTGAAGGTCGCAATCTTCTTGCGGGTCCAATTGACCGAGATGGCGATGGCTTAATTTATGATGGAACAGGGCGAGAAAGACCTGCTCCTGCCCCAGCGAATAACTAAAGGTGGTAAGATATGGCTATGAGTAGAGATGCAAAGTTAAAAGAAATTCAAAGAGCGTGGCGTGAGTGGTCTGAGGTTACAGAGTTCACGACAGATACAGGCTCATCCCTAGAAGATGAAATTGCGCTCACCGATAAGATTCAAACCATACTTAAAAAAACTGAATAAGGGTTAAAAATGAATCCGCTACTATGTACCTATGGCGGATATTGCACCAAAACTCGTAGAACTTAGCGCGGATAAACTACGCGCTCTACACGAACGCCTTCATAAGTCTCAAGCCACACCAGAGGTATTAGAAGTCCATCACCTAGCAATCAATGAGATGTTGCGCCGTGGATTAGAGGCTCCAGCCAATGATGCGTGGGATGAGTTCGAGATTCTCGTAGATACTCTTAAAGGAGCAAACCTAGAATCTCTCAAAGGCTCACTACCCGCCGAGTTGGTAGAAGAAGTTATCAAATCAACAGGCTCATCAGTTGCCAATGTGCAACTATTTTTGACTACTACTGGGTACGAAATGCGCCTTGAAGAAGTTGTTAAAACCGCACCTGTAGCCGTAGAAAAGGCTGAGACATACACGCCGCCAAAGGCAGTCCGTAGCGCCGCTCGCAGAGCGCTTGATTGGATTGGCGAAGGCAAAGCAGGAAGTGGATTTACTGGAGTTGGTCGCGCTCGCGCTAACCAGTTGGCTTCAGGTGAGCAAGTAACAATGGCAACACTTAAGCGGATGAAGGCTTTCTTCTCACGCCACGAAGTTGATAAAGATGCAGTCGGATTTAGCCAAGGAGAAAAGGGCTATCCAAGCGCAGGGCGAGTTGCTTGGGATGCTTGGGGCGGAGATGCAGGATTCGCGTGGGCTGAGTCGCTAGTGGCTGAAGATGATAAAAAAATTGCTAAGCACAATCAAGGTCAGCACGACCAGAAAACTCACGGCAGTTGGGCGGATGGCATTGCTGATGAAATCTTGGCTGGTGGACACCCAATGGTTGAAAAAGAAAATGTTTCTGCTTTCTTGATGAAGGCGGCTAAGAGAGATGACCACCCAGACCTAACTGAGTTAAGCATTGAAGGCACTTTACTTTACGGCGATGAAGGTATGGGTATTGCCCGTAAAGATATGCCGCAGATTCCTGGAAAGGAACGCGCTCGCTTCCTTGCTGAGATTGAAGAATCTAAGGGAATTACTGCTGAAAAGGAAAAGGTAGACCCAACAACACTCAAGCCAGTTCAGAAAGAGATTTCCGCTGCTCGCTCTGGCGCTATCTATGAGAAGTTCCGCGAAGATGGAGAGATTCCAAAAGACGAGCGAATCCTTATTTCAAGCGATGGATATGTAATTGATGGTCACCACACATGGGGTGCCGCAGTTGCTTTTGCTTTTGATAATCCTGGAACAGAGATACCCGTCTATCGTTTATCGGTAACAGCAAAAGAAGCGCTAGATGTTTCTCTTGAATGGTCAAAGGCAAATGGATTTGAAGGTCAGGCTATTGATGCACCTGCCAAGAAATCACTAGCGTGGCAGACAATTTCAAAACATCAAGAACACGACCAGAGTTCACACGGTAACTGGGCTAATGGCGGAGAGAGTGCGATTCCAGCGTTAGCACCAGACAAAGAACCTGATGCAAAATGGTCGGCGGAAGCAGTTGCTAAAGCACGGGCTATACGAGAACGAGCGCTTGCAGTAGAACCAAAAGTTACTGAGTTGATGAAAACAATTCAAGAAAATTCTGGTGGAGAATTTGTTCAATTAGACCAAAGAGTTAAATCAACAGATTCTTTAGCAAGCAAGATTGATAGAGATGCCGTTTCAGAATTTGATGGCGATAGGTCAAGGTCGGCTGATGCTGTCTCTGATGCAGTTCGCTACACCCTCAAAGTTGGCGATGATGGTTATGCCCAATCCCTTGATTCAACGGTCAAGGCTCTTGAGGCATCGGGCTTCAAATTGCGAATTAAGAACTTCTGGCAGTCTGGTGACCCTTACGATGGAGTCAATATCAAGGCTACGAAAGACGGAATTACAGTTGAAATCCAGTTGCACACACGGAGTTCGTTTGCCCATAAAGAGGGCGAGGGTGGAACACATAAAATCTACAAGGCTTATCAGGTTGAGTTGAACGATTCTAAGCGTGAAAGTATGTGGAATCAAATGATTGAAATTGCCAGCGGAATATCTCGCCCAGCCAACTACGGGTCAATTTTGGCTACTGGAACGCTTGTCCTACAGACATTCCAAACCGCTCAAGAGGCTGGCTTGATTAAATCAACCCCAGTTGGTAATATAGCCGTTAAGAGAGGAGGGGAGTAATGAGATATTTCGTCAAAATGAGTAGAGGCTTACCCTACAACTTATACCGATTTAACATCGTAGATGAACAGCGCTGGTATCCAACCCAAGGCTGGACACCGACCCGAGTTATTTCAGAGTATCTAGTTATGGGCGAAGGCGACTACGAGGAGATAACTGAAGCCCTTGCAATGAGTTCGTTTCCTGATGCCTTTGAGGTAACTAAGAGCATTGGAGCCTATGAAGTTTCAAAGGCAGAGGAAGCCAAGCGTTACACGCTAGGGGCTATGTATATCCCAGACCGTATTGATGCTCACGGTGAATGGACAGATGCAGACGAGTTGCAACGCGCAGTTTGGGATTATGTAAAAAGTAATGACCGCCGTATCCGTCTACAGCATAACCGCGATGTGGTTGCTGGAGAATGGGTAGAAGTTATGGCGTTCCCATACGAATTAACAGTTCCGATAAAAACCTTAAGTGGACTAGAAGTAAGCCATACCTATCCGCCAAACACAGTATTTCTCGGTGTTATCTGGGAACCGTGGGCTTGGGAGAAAGTCCAAGCAGGAGAAATTCTTGGCTATTCAATTGGCGGTAAGGCTGAGCGCCTTTATGTTGATATGGATGAAGTTGAAAAAGAAGATGGTCCAGGAGTCAATAGTGTTCATGTTGATACAATTATGAATCCAAAGAAAAAGAAGCCGAAGGAAGCCAAATGAAAGACAAAAAGATTCTCAAAGAACTTCGCAAAGGTCCTATGAAAAGCATGAAGGATGATGAATATGCGATGATTGAAAAAGAAGTTGATGAAAAGGGAATCGCTGGTCTTAAAGGTTACGCAAAGTCTATGATTGAAAAGGCTATGCGCGATATGGCTTATTCAATGAAAGACACAATGAAAAAGCACCAAGAACACGAACAAGCCTCACACGGCAACTGGGCTGACGACAGTATGGGTGGCGCAAAACCTCCAACTACCCCTGAAGCATGGGGCAAAGAAGAAGATGAGTTAGCGGCAAAGTTCGAGCGCGAGGAAGATGTAACGACAAGCGATGCTCAAGGT